ACCATCAGGAACTCCTACCCCTTTTATGTATTTTCCTAAAACTAATGTAGTCTCAAAAGTTTCAGGATTTTCTTCTAGTAGAATAGATAAAGTTTTCTTTTCTATTAATAAGGATAATTCTTCTGTATATTCTTCTTCAAGAAGTGATACTGGATTAAGTGTAACTTTGCTTAACAATAATTCCATGGTATAAATATCTTTATTAGTATTTATATTTACTAATAAATCTTTAGAAGTTAATGTTAAATCTAAGTCTAATTCAATCACATTACCTACAACGCTCACAATTAATTAATTTTGATAAATTTGTTTCTACAACCTGTATAATTTTATCTTTATCACCAATCATAGTGCCTGTGTCTCCAGCATTAATACTAATCTCTAATTTATAATATCCGGCAGGTCATTTAGAAGTCTGTTGTTCATTAGCTACTCAAGAAAAAGAATCATCTTCATTAATAATAAAATCATCGTTACTTGAACGTCAAATACACACAGTATGTCTTACAGAATCCATCAATAAAGCGTTTATAACAGCGGTTCTTAATGTTGCTGTAGGTATAACTTCACCTGATTCTTTATTTCGTATTGTAGCAGTAAAAGCACTGTTTTCACCTTGTTTTAGTACCATTTACTATTCTATTTTAATATTTATACTTTCAGATCTGTTTTTTGCTTCATTTAGTTTATCTACAAGAAGTTTTTCATAATACTTAGAATTAGTAACTTTACCTATTTCTGAATTTATTCCTACTAGAATACAACCTTCTGTGTCTTTTTTAGTATTACCTGCATGTATTAAAACACCTGCAAAGTTATTTACATTTTCTAATCTGGGAAGTATTCTTTTGAATTTAGGAGACAAAGTTAATACTATGTTGTATGTGCCTACTGGAATACAAGTGTCTCCAAATACTTTAATTTCATTATTATCAAACACTCCGTTTTTATTTTGATCTCTATTAGGATCTTCTAAAGTATCACAAAAATAAACACCATCTATATATAGTTTTCCAATTGTGTAATTTGGTCCATATCATCTTTTAATGTGTAACTTCATTTTCTAAGTCTTTAATTGGTATTGTTCCTTGTAAGATTTGATCTATTTCCATAGGATTAAAACCTATACGAATATTACAATCTTTTTTAATACATAATGTGTTTACTAAAGATTTTAAAACATATTTTATTCTAGTTAATTCTGCTTCCCTAATTCTATCTTGTTCCATAAGAGACTCTATTTTTTCAACATAATAGTCGTCAAGTTTACGAATGTAATCTAATTGCATAGAGGCTATTTCAGCATTTTGACGTTTTTTACCAAACATTCAACCCATAACACCACTAGTAATAGTAGTTAGAGCACCAAGTAAAGAAATAATTAGTTCAGTAGACATAATTTAAATAATATTATTTAGATAGTTTTACAATTTCTATAAAACGTGTTTGTTTTATCTTTACAAAAGGATTTGTGTTTTCAATAACAATTTCTTGTATAATATGTTTTGGTTGAAATCATCTTATAAAACATATTTTACTTGGTGGATATATTGTTTCTTTTTTGCTAGTTATAAAAATAAACAACTCATCATTAAAAGTGGGAACCACTTTTATATAATTAGGATACTTTAAAATTAAATTAAGTTGATAATGTTTACTAGTAAGCATAGTATCTATATTAACAAACTCTCTAAATACAGTGTCTTTAAGTATTAAAGTATCTTTTTTTGTAGTGGTTGTTGCTATATATTGAAGTTGTTTCAGTTTATTTTCTTTGATTTGTAATTCTTTACTTTTAGCTAATAATTTATCAGTAAGTGTATCTTTATAATAAGTAAGTTGTTGTATCGTCACTTGAAACAATCTACTCTCTGTTTCTAAAGAGTCTCTTTCAGATATATAGGCTTTTTCTTTACTTATACTATAATTTAATTGTTGCTGTATTTTATGTACTTGAAAACTTTTAAAAACGAGTATACCTACTAGTAATACACCTAATATACAACCTATAATATATAAGTATTTTTTCATTATGAAATAACCATGTTTATATAAATAAGTTCTAAAATTTCAGGAGAAGAATCTTTAATAATACGTTTATACATTGTTGTAAACTCTTTTGTTGATAACATTTTACTGTATTCAGGAAGTAATACTGTTTCAATAAACAAAGTTCTTTCTGCTAATGTATAATTTATAAAATCTTCTTTTTTTGTTTTATCAAAATCAACAGTTTTCCCATCAGGTTTAGTGTGAATATTATAAGTACTCAGCAGTTCTTCTAATAGTTTTATGGTATTTATAGATGTTTCTTCTATAAATTTTTTTGTTTTAATTCATTGAATAATTTTTTCCCCTTTTAGTTCAAGGGGTTTAATAGAAGAAAGTTGTTCTCCCAACAAAATACAGTCTTTTCTATTCATATAATAATATTTAATTACTGCAAAAATAAATAAAATTATTTACTTTTACAATGTTTTTAATAAAATAGTAAGGAATTATGTATAAATTTATTTATTTATACTTCATTTATTAAATAACCTTACAATAAAAAAAGAACTAATAGACAATTCTAATACACCAAAAACACTACTTAATAATGTTTTAGTATTAATCAAAACAGCAGCGGCAACTATAGCTATTACAGCCCACACAAATAATAAAAGCCCTTTAAGAGCGGAATCTTTAGAAATAATCATAATTATAATTTTAATTGGTTTATGGATATGTTACATAGTCGGTTATTGGTTTTATATCTCTAATATAAACAAAACAAACATTATTTAAAGAAGTTGGAGGTACATATAATGATAATATTCATACTCCTGCAGTTTTAATGCCTTCTATATAAGTATACCCTTCTAAGGCTACTGCAGCCACAAATTCATGAGAAGAAATGTTTGCCATATTAGACATATTTATCAACCAGTTATTATATGTTTTTTTATTAGATATTCCCAAATATCTATATTCTATTCCTTCAAAAGAGTTTCCTTCCATCACTATATTTTCAGACGTCGGATCAAAAAAAGCAAAAGCAGCTTCTTCAGCCTCGTATTCATGTCCTGGAATCCTAATCTCTAGAACAGCTCTTGATAATAATACCTCCTGATATGCAGACATTGTATAATCTGCAGTTGGACCTAAATATCCAGATTCTGGTACAGTAATACTGTATGCATTATCTTTTCCTTCATCATCAATTGTTTGCATTAAATCTACTTGTTGAGTCAGTAAGAACTGTCTGTTTTTATATCTTGTGGCTGCTCTGGCCATAACCACACTTTCTGTATCAGAAGTACCACTTCTAGGATAGGCAACAGAAATAGGTTTATATATATATGAAATTTCCCCTCCTAATAAATCTACATGTGTGTAATTTTGTCCAACATAAAAATTATATCTTAAAGGAAATAACACAGCAGTTGTGTTGTTGTTTTCGTCTCACAAATTAATAAATTCCATTTCTTCGTTTTTATTAATACCGTATATATCAAAAGCATCTAAAGAAATAGCTCCTCTAAATCCAATGTATTCTCCTGTTTCAACATCATATCAACGTAATACAGCTGTTTGTGAGACTTCTAGTTGACTCAGTGTTTCTTCTGAAAATCCAAAACCTTGACATCAACGAGTATGTTTTGGAAACACTTTAATATCACGTAAAGTTTTTAATTGGTTATTGTTGGAAATCATAGCTCCACAATGTGTGGTTATGTTATAAAAAGAAGCAGTAAAATTACCTCAAATTTTGCAATCATTTATACGAGGACGAATTTCATAAGGTCAAGCATTGTAATTAGAACGTTCATATATACCGTCTTGTGATACTCCTCCTAAACCAGAAGGTCTAAAATCAGACCCTTTATAATAATAAATATGAAAAGTATTATCATCTTCAATATGATCTATTTTATAAACTGAATTGCTGGTAGCTAATAACATTTTAGAAGTACCTGCCGTATTTAAACCTGCGTCATTTAACACATCATAAGAGAGCATGTTATTTGTATCAGTTAATATTAATCCACTCGATCTATTAATATCACCATTGTAAAAATTATTTGGATTTAAGTTATGAAAAATACCATTAAAAAAAGGACTAACTGGAGGATATAAATATTTTACATAACCAACAAATCCTATTGGAGAATCTTGATTTTGTTTAGAAACAAACTTTAATCCATCTAATTTAAAAATATTTTTTATTTTTGTTATTTTAGTTTCAGAATCATCAAATAGAGATGTATCTGTAATTGTGTGGTACTGTTTGTTGTCTGATTCTACTTCTCTATCAAATCATAAATCATCAAACTTAATAGAAAAAACACCTGAAGCATTATATTTTCGTGTAGTAATGGTATTAATATCTTTATAAACAGCATCATTTAAAATATAAAATACAGTGTCGTTTTCTTCTGGATTTTTGTTTGTTGTATAAATAATACCCTTATTACTTTCTGTATTACTTCAAGCAAACAACGTTCCGAATTTATTACTTATATTAATGTCATTAAAATATCCAGTACCGTCATTATAATTTAAATTAGCTAGAAATCTAGCTATATATAAATCATAAGTATTAAATCCATCTTCTATTCTAATAGTATTAAAATAAGTAGAATCTTGAGAAAACTCTCTATTATATATAACACCATTTACTAAAATAGTGTTGTTTATAAATTCAGTTATAGTATAAGAAGTTGAATTATTATCTTTTGAAACATAGGCTAAAGTGTTTTCTATGTTTGGTGTTTCTGTATTAGTATAAAGAAGTTCTGAAGAATCATTCTCTCATGCTACTCATAATACTGTGTATTTATAAGCTCCAATTGGTGCATCCATATGTTAAGAAATTAAATCATCTATACTTACACCTAAATCTTGACTGTTACGTACAAAACCATTTGATGAAAGACTTACTTTTATTTTACCTTTTTCTGGATTATATACAATGTTATTTGTTGCATAAGTAAAGGTGGAATTTATTGTGCTTAACGTATTCACCGTTAAAGTTTTAAAAGAACTTAAATTTGGATACCCACCTTCTCCAGGAGTAACTTCTAGTGTAACATCCATTGTCATATTAGTAGCAGTACCATTATAAATAGAAATAGTTATACTGTTTATTGTTACATAACCAGTTATAGAATCTTTTGTTCCTACAATAGAGACATAGTCAACTACCACAGAATCTAATGGATTAGGCACTGTACTAGTAACAACTTCTAACACTAATTGTGGCCCATAAAAAGGTCAACAAATTATGTTTGTTCCTACTACTTGCTGAGTAGTACTGTTTGTTCCTGAATCTGCATTATAATGACTGGTTAAAAAGGGGGTAATATAATAAGTACCAACATCATGACAAAATGCTTGCATATATGCTGCAGGAATAAAAACATCATACTTATCGTCTTCTGTCCCTATATCTGACATATCTTTTCCAACATTATAACCATTTAATAAGCATCACACTAAATTAGGGTTTTCTGCAGCAACCGAACTAGTTGTACTAATAAAAACCCCCAAACCCATTTCAAGCATATTTTTACCGCTTCCTCATCCTCACCTTCAAATACCTTGATTATTAGTATTTAATAATTCTTTATCTTTTATAAAAAGATTTACTTTAGAATCTTGAGTAATTTGTGTTTGACTTAAAGTAAAATTAAATGGAGGAAATTCTTCATCATCATTGTATCCTCTAAAATCATCAATTCTAAACAATTCATTATATGTAGATAATCCTCGAGGTTTATTATATGTTCAAATTAATCCTTCTGCTTTATCCCTAATCATTGTATTTAATGCATAAGTAGAAGAATACTGTGGTAAAACTCACCCATAATTAACTGCTTCTCGTTGAGTGTTTGTTATTTTTGAATAACTATTTAATCGTACTGGTTTATTAAAAGAATAAGGATTAATTCTTGTTTTATCTATAAAAGAGCCTGAAGCATATTCTTTGTCTCCACATAAACAACCTATATCACTGGGACCATTTAATACTGCAGCAACTGTTTGTACGTTTACTATATTATTATCTATTACCATTATTAACTTCCTCCAAATCCACCAGCAGACATTGAACCAGTAGCATAAATGTCTCCATCAACTTTTATAGCATTATTTACACTATCATAATATATAATAATATTTCCTAATTTAATAGAAGTATTAATATAAGCAGTTTTATATTTTAAGCTATTTGTTCCTAAGTCATAACTATTAGTTGTTGTTGGAATTAGGTTTGTAGTATAAATACTAGTACCACGTAAATATGTGCTTGAATTATTAGCTCCAATATAAAAAGAACCTGTTCCTGTATTAATAAAAATAGTGTTTCCTCAATAAATCTTTCCTGTAGTAGAAGGCAAAACTAATATAGAAGCATTTCATTCTCTATTTGAAGAACCAGTATAATAATACAATGTAGATGCAGTAATTAAATCTTCTCCATAAGAAAGTGTTCCATCGGTATTATGTACTATTGTTCTATAAGCAACAGCATTTGTTCCTGCTCCTATTAATACTTTCCCACTGTCTAAACTCGTTCTACCTGTACCACCTTGTGCTACACCGATTGTACCAACAATTGAATTTATATTTGCTTGTGTTAATGTTAATACATTACTTTCAGGTATATAAGTGCTTCCACTTAATACAACAGAGCTTATATAAGCCGCATGAGAATGTTCTTTTTCTGCAAAATAATTATCTATTCATGTTTTACTATAATATAAACTATCATGATTATGTCCTGTTTGAGAATAGCCTATTAATATGGTAGTTAGTTCCGTATGTAAAACATAATCTTCAAATTCTATAGGTATATATTCTGATTGTCCTAATCCTCCAGAAGCAACAGATCCTGTAGCATAAAAATTACCATCAATATAAATATTACCATTTTCATCTATACATAATTGTGCAGAATGTGTAGCATCATATTTTAATGTAATAGTTTGTGCGGTTACTGTATTTGAAAATATAGCATTTGTTCCACTTATTAATACATCTGTAAAATCACCATTAGATATTAATCGGTAAGATAAAAGAGAATCTATTGTAGCATAACCATTTAAACTTGTGTTTATATTACCGGAAAGGTTTGATAACGCAAGTGATAAGTCAGAAGAAGTGATATAATCTTCTAAAATAACGCTTATTAAGTCTTGAGAAAGTTGTCCAGTAGGAGTTTCTCCTTCTATAATATCTGTGGTTAAGTGTATTTTATGTATAGACAAATCAAGACCGTCTGGTATATATAATTCTCCATTAACATGAACTAATTCAAATCTTTTGTCTCCAGATATATCTTGTTGTATATTCCCAAGAGTAGTTACAAAAACTTTACCTGTTTTTCATAATGAATCTGTAGAATCAAAATATAAACCATCATATAATGATAACGCTTCAGAATCTATATATACATCTTCTAGAGAACTTAAACTGCCACCACCAAAGCCTATTCCAGTAGGAGTTTCTCCTGAAATTATATTCGTTGTAAGACTTATTGTATGTTGAGTATCATCAGTTCCATCAGGTATAAACAACGTCTCATAAGCTTTTATTGTATCAGATGTTAAGACATACTTAGATTTAATATATGCTATTTCTGATTCAGATTCGTCTGTAAAAACAATATTAAACAAATCTGACTCTACTCCAGAATAGGAACTACTTGTTCCACCTTGTTTAGTTCAATCTGTGTTTGCTAATGCTAAAATAGCTTCCCTAGAAGTATACCATTTTTTTGCACTTCCAGGTGAAACTTTATTAGCTCAGAATATAAGAGCTTCTCTAATTGAATCTCAATCATTACTCTTTACATTCATATATTATTTTGTTTTGTTTGTAGAGTTGTTACGTATTTTTAATTCTTTTTGTTTGTTTTCATTGTCTAAACCAACTTTCTTTTTTTCTAGGGATAATTTTTCTTGGGATAATCTTAAATTGGCATCAAATTCTCTTATTTTTTCACGTAAAAGTTCCTTATCTTTTTGAGAATAATTATCGGTATCTATATCCTCACCTTCAGTATTTGTTTTTGCCAACTGTGCTATTAATAATTTTGTTTCATTATCTCGTTGATTTCTTAAATCTTCTGCAGAAATTTCAGATTGACGAAGTTCTAATTCTTTTTGTATTTCTTGTTCACGCATCTGCATTTCTGCTTGTTGATTTTGCATATTACGTTGTTGAATAGCTTTTTCATTTTTTTCAATTATTCTTTGTTTTTCTGCTAATGAAACATTTGTATATAATTTCATAATCGTGGAAAAATCGGCAGCTTGGTTTTGTAATGCTGCCTGTGCTAACATATCTAACTGACTATTTAATTTTTGCATTCCATCAGAATTGTCTACAAGCATACCATAATCACATTCTGCAAAATCTTCTCCATCTATTTCCATTATTTGCATAGACATATCAGACAGTAAATACTGAAACTTCTTTTTCCTGCCTTTTAAAGCTATTTTTGCTGTCTCTAATAATGCCTCATATACACACTTTTTAACGTCTTCATGTTGTACATAAAACCATTCTGTAATATGGGAGGATTGCAGTGTGGCTCTTTCAACACCACCAACCGTTTCTCTGTTACTTATTTGTCCTTCACGTTGTGGAGAAATCCCAGCAACCTCACTCATTTCTAATTTAATAAAACTAAGAAGATTCATATACTGCTGTATTGTGTTTCCCAATTCAGCATCAATACTTCCTCTAGTATTGTTTGCAAATCCTCCAGCTAATTTACCTTTTGCTACTCCAGAATTCCCTTCTTTAAAACTATCTTTTACAGCTAAATGATTGCTTTTTGCATAATAAAACCATTTATCTACAGTTCATCCAGATGGAACGGTTGCTAAATCAAGTTCCAGAATTCTTCCTCAATTATTTGCTATTTCTTTATTTAAACGATCATGTAATACATCATATAAATAATTATATGGTTTCATCATATCCACTAAGGAATAAGGTTTTTGTTCATTTAAATTATATATTCTTCCTATAATTCCGAAATGACATCTTGAAGGATTACTCATTCTATTAAATTGTATTGGCCTTGGTCGCATATTGACACATATTTCTTTTCCTATTTTAGTGGCTTCCCAAGCTTCATTTATTCAATAACATTCTTCTTCTTCTCCTAATTGAGTATTTAAAATATAATTTTCTGGATAAAAAGTAAAAACTTCTTCTCCAGTACTTTGATCATATGATTTTACTTTTTTTATTTTACGGCGAGATTTTCAATACATTCTTAAAACTCTGATGTTTCCAGAATTATCTGCATATAAATTATTAGTTGAATTAAAAGAAGAAAACAATTCTTCACCAAAAAAATAACCATTATTTAAATCATCTCCCACCATATCTAATGGAACAAAAGCTTTTCTGGTATCATCAACATTATCTTTATCAGCAGAAGGATTATTAATTAATTGTTCTAGATTTTTTATGTCTTCTGTGGATAACACATCATAATAATAATCTAAAATTCTTCCTAAACTTCAATAATCTTCTAATACAATAATATCAGCGTCTTCTATTTTATTAGAATACCCAGACTGAAAAACTCTTATTTTTAAAGGATTTATTCTCTCTATAGTAGGTTCTCCTCCAACTATATCTATTTGATATATTTCTTCTCCTACAGTAAGTGCATCCATGAAACCAGTATTAAATTTAAGTGGTAAAGATAATTCTTTATTATAATGATTTAATAAAGCATTGGCTCTAATTTCTCTTATATCTTGCCATTCATAATTATAATACTCGTTTAATTTTGTGATTTCTGTTTCAGCCTCTTCTTCAGATAATGATGTATCTTCGATTATTTGTTGCATACTTTGAAATAAAGCGTTTTTTTTATTTGTCTCTATTTCAGACACAGCATTGGCATTAGTTATAATAACCCTATAATCATTAATACGTTTAGATTCTTCTCCACGTAAAACATTTAATTTAGAATTAATTATTGGATAATGTTGTATTTTATCTGGAACTATGGCTGATTGTAATTGTGTTGGATTTAAAATCATTTCTAAATCCTGCATATTTAATTTACCATCTAATAAATCATAATTAATACGTTTATGTAATACTGTTTTACGTACTAAATTATAATTAAAAATTGCTTTATTTTCAGCTCATTCTAAGTGTTTTTTTCTTCACTCTTTTGTTTTTTTCAAAAAAGATAGTTGCTGAGGAGGTAGTGTATACAATTTTGCCATAATAACTATTTTAATGTGCAAATATAACTAATAATTTGTATATATCCAATACTTTAATTGTTTTATTTATTTATAATAACAATTAGATTAATTATTTGTCAATGTTTTATAATTTCGTGTAAAAAAACTATCTTTTCCAAGATAATTGACATCTTCCACATTTAAACTATCTGGAGAATCTTCTCCTAATAATCTTAAAACATCTTCTCTTAATAACATTAACATCCCTAAAGCACTTACCCTATCAAAGTTGTTGTCTGAATCTCATAATGTCAATTCCTGTAAAAGAGCTTTATTAGAAATTTTAAATAACTGTGGTACCATTTCAGCGTATTCTAAATCTCCTTCTTTACGAACCATCTCTACAGGTTTAAGTAACCAGTCTCTAATACACCTTCTTGCATACGCATTAATTGGAGCAGTCGCGGATGTGCCTTTTAGTTTATTGCCGTATAAATTTCCTTTTACTAAATCCTTGTCTTTTAAAAAATCTAAAGTGTCTGTTAGTAAATATAAACAATTAGTTTTTGAAAAATACGTAAATAATCCTTTTTTGTTATTTTCATAATTACATATAGCATTAAAAAATAATAAAGCCCGTCTACAATTTTCATAAAATTCATCTGCAAATGTTGGTCTTCCTGTATATTCTAAAACTATTTCATCTGTTCATAAATCTAATATAAATAAACTCCCAAGTGAAAGTGTTTCTGAAGCATCATCATCATAAGGGTCAATTCCTGCATAATATCTGTTTGTAAAAACTTTACCGTTTCTGTCTTTTTCTGGCATTTTATATATTTCTACAGCACCTTCTAATTTATTATCTTTATGTGGGAAACTACGAATTGGTGTGTTTTCAATACTTGGTTTAAATAAAACTTCCCCTCCAGTTAATGAAAAATTTCCTACTCATATATTATCTAAAATATGTGAATTTTCAGCAATCTGACCCAATCTATCATTTAAATAAGCTACTGGAAAAATAGTGCTGTCTCTTCGCATGATAGCATCCTGAATAGTAATTGGGTTTTCAGCTTTGGTTCTAGTTATAGCTGTAGGATCTGTAGAATTATATTTAATAATATAACAATTATACAAAATTTCGACTAAAGCCTTTATTACATCACTTACACCATCATAATTATAACAACCTTTTCTATTTAAGTACGCTCCAAAAAAAAATATAGTGTCTTGTTTACCTTGTGCAT